GCGCTGGCGCGAGCGAGCACGCAAGGGCGAGCTCATGAGCCTGGGCGTCGACGTGGCTAGAGGCGGCGCCGACAGCACGGTCATTGCCAAGCGCTACAAGACCGAGAGCACCGAGCTGTGGTTCGATCGCCTGCAGATCCACCCGGGCACCGAGACGCCGAGCGGGCGCAAGGTCGCAGGCCTGGTGATCGCCGAGCACCGCGACCACGCACCGATTCACCTGGACGTAATCGGCGTCGGCGCGAGCCCCTTCGACGTGCTGGCTGAAACGGGCCAGCCGGTCTACGGCGTGAACGTGAGCGAGAAGGCGACGGCGCGTGACAAGTCGGGCCGGCTCGGGTTCTTCAACCTGCGCACCCAGATCTGGTGGGAGATGCGCGAGGCGCTCGACCCCGAGGCCGAGAACGGCATCTGCCTGCCGCCGGACCCCGAGCTGGTCAAGGAGCTGTGCGCACCGCGCTGGGAGCTCTCGGGCATGACGATCAAGGTCGAGAGCCGCGAGGAGATCGTCAAGCGCGTGGGCCGATCGCCAGACCGGGCGAGCGCCCTGGTGCTGGCCAACATGGTCACGCCGAAGGTGCCGCAGCTGCGCTACCTGGACCGCGAGGCCACGCCGCAGAACGTGCTCGACTACGACCCCTACGCCCGCGTCTGAGGCTGGGGTGTCCGTGTTGCAAACTGCGCGCAGCACAATGCCTGCAACTCACAGGAGTCCGCCCCATGTGCATGTCTTCCCCGGATATTCCTCCGCCGCCTCCGCCCCCGCAGGAGGTTAAGCAGCCCGACACCGCGAATCTGATGAACAAGGCCAGGCGCAATCGCGCCGGCGGCATGGGCATGTCTTCGCTGCTGACCGGCCCCTCGGGCGCCGGCGCCGCACCCACCGGCCGCGCCACGCTCCTCGGCCAGTAAATGGACCAGCCGATCAATCGACGGCAGCGCATCCTGGCGCGCAAGCAGGCGCTGTGGACTGAGCGCTCGAGCTGGCTCACGCACTGGCGCGAGATCAGCGAGTACCAGCAGCCGCGTGCTGGTCGCTTCGTCGTGACTGATCGCAATCGGGGCGACAAGCGCACCAACCACATCCTCGACAACACGGCCGTCTTCGGCGCCAGGACACTGGCCGCCGGCCTGATGTCGGGCATCACCAGCCCGGCCCGGCCGTGGTTTCGACTCGGCATCAAGGACAAGGACCTGATGGAGGCCGGCGCCGTCAAGGCCTGGCTGCACCAAAGCGCCGAGCTGCTGCGCGGTGTCTTCGCTGCGAGCAACACCTACCGCAGCCTGCACACGATGTACGAGGAGCTCGGCCTGTTCGGCACCGGCGCCTCGTGCGTGCTGCCTGACTTCGACAACGTGATTCACCACCACCCGCTGACCGTGGGTGAGTACGCGCTGGCCACCGACGAGAAGGGCAACGTCAACACGCTGTGCCGCGAGTTCCAGATGACGGTCGAGCAGCTGGTGGCCAAGTTCGGCAAGGAGAACGTCTCCGACACCGTGCGCAACCTGTACGACAAGGGCAGCTATGACGCCTGGGTCGACGTGGTGCACCTGGTCGAGCCGCGCCGCGAGCGCGACCTCAAGAAGCTCGACGGCAAGAACAAGCGCTTTGCCAGCTACTACGTGGAGCCCGGGCGCGAGGCCTTCGACAAGTTCCTGAGCGAGTCGGGCTTCAACCGCTTCCCCGTGCTGGCCCCGCGCTGGGTCGTCACCGGCAACGACGTGTATGGCACGAGCCCCGGCATGGAGTGCCTGGGCGACGTCAAGCAGCTGCAGCACCAGCAGCTGCGCAAGGGCCAGGCGATCGACTACCAGGTCAACCCACCGCTGCAGGTGCCGACCAAGTACAAGGAAGCGCACAAGGCCCGCCTGCCGGGCGGCGTGTTCTACGTCGACAGCATGGGGCAGGGCCAGGGCGTGCGCTCGGCCTACGAGGTGCAGCTGGACCTGCAGCACCTGCTGCTCGACATCCAAGACGTGCGCGAGCGCATCCGCAGCGCGTACTACGCCGACCTGTTCCTGATGCTGGCCAACGACAACCGCTCTGGCATCACGGCCACCGAGGTCGCCGAGCGCCACGAGGAAAAGCTGCTGATGCTGGGCCCGGTGCTCGAGCGCCTGCACAACGAGCTGCTGCAGCCGCTGATCGACATCACGTTCGACTACGCGAGCGAGGCCGGCATCCTGCCGCCGCCTCCGCCCGAGCTCGAGGGCATGGACCTCGATGTCGAGTTCATCTCGGTGCTGGCTCAGGCGCAGCGTGCGGTCGCGACCCAGGGCATGGACCGCCTGCTGGGCACCGTCGGCCAGCTGGCCGCGGTCAAGCCCGAGGTGCTCGACAAAATCGACTTCGACCAGGTGGTCGACGACTACGGCGAGGCCTACGGCGTAAACCCGAAGGTGATCGTGCCCGACGACCAGGTCGCAGCGGTGCGCCAGCAGCGCCAGGTCTGCAGCCACCGCACCGCAAGTCGTCGAAAGCGCGAAGACCGCGAGCGAGATCGACACCAACAATCTGCAGGACGTGCTCACGTCGCTGCAGGGATACAGCAACGTCAGCCCGGCGCCGATGGTCTGAGCGTATCCGTGACGTTGTGTACGCGCACTAGGATGCGCGCGTGGTTACCGACAAAGACCCCACAGACCTGAACCGTCTGGCACGCGAAGCCGAAAGCGAAGAGCTGGTGGCGCGCGAGCGCCGGCGCAAAGAGCTGGAGGATCTGCGTTGGTGGCTGGGCCACCCGCAAGGGCGACGCATCATCGGTCGCATGCTGGACGAGGCAGGCGTGTTCCGCAGCTCCTTCAATCACTCCGGGTCAGTAATGGCCTTCAGTGAAGGCAAGCGGCACATGGGCCTGTTTCTCACCAGCGAGCTCCTGGAAGCGTCACCCGACGGGTACATGAAAGTCCTGAAGGAATTTAAGGCCAAAGATGAGTGACGTTAACGCGACAACCAGCACACCTTCCAACGACGCTGGGGATGCGACCAAAGCAGATAGCACTGCCGATAAGCCGGCGGACACTTCGGCAACTGGCGACAGCCAGGGCGCCGACGGGGCAAAGCCCGAGGAAACCAAGACCGACGAGGTCAAGGTGCCCGACAGCTATGACCTGAAAATGCCAGACGGAATTGAACTCGATAAGGCCTCGGCCGAAGAGTTCACGACGATTGCCAAGGAGCTCAAGCTCGACCAGACCGCGGCGCAGAAGCTGGCGGACATTGCTGCAAAGCAAGCCCAGCGCCAAGTCGAAGCGCACGCAAAGCTGGTGGAGTCCTGGGTGGAGAAGGTCAAGACCGACAAAGAGATCGGTGGCGACAAGCTCGAAGAAAACCTGGGCATCGCACGCAAAGCGCTTGACACGTTTGGAACGCCCGAGCTCAAGGACGTGCTGAACGCATCGGGACTGGGCAACCACCCCGAGGTCATCAAAGCATTTGTGAAAGCCGGTAAAGCTATCAGCGAAGACCGGTTCGTTTCCGGCGCACCGAAAGGGCCCGAGACGGACATCGCAAAGAAACTGTTCCCCAACATGAACTGAAAGGTAAATTCAAATGGCTGCTCTCGCTGCAAACAACCCGACGCTCCTGGACGTCGCGAAACGTACTGACCCCGATGGCTCGATCGCCACGATCGTTGAACTGCTCAACCAGTCCAACGACGTGCTCAGCGACATGAGCTGGGTCGAAGGCAACCTGCCCACCGGCAACAAGACCACCGTCCGCACCGGTCTGCCCACTCCCACCTGGCGCAAGCTGTACGGTGGCGTGCAGCCCACCAAGTCGACCACCGCGCAGGTGACCGACTCGTGCGGCATGCTCGAGGCCTACGCCGAGATCGACAAGGCCCTGGCCGACCTCAACGGCAACACCGCCGCCTTCCGCCTGAGCGAAGACGCTGCGCACATCGAAGGCATCAGCCAGGAGATGGCCAGCACGCTGTTCTACGGCAACGAGGGCACCGAGCCCGAGGCTTTCACCGGCCTGGCTCCGCGCTTCAACTCGCTGTCTGCTGAGAACGTCGACAACATCATCGACGCTGGCGGCTCGAGCACCGACAACACCTCCATCTGGCTGTGCGTTTGGGGTCCCCAGACCGGCTTCGGTATCTACCCGAAGGGCTCGAAGGCTGGTCTGTCGATGACCGACAAAGGCCAGGTGACCATCGAGAACGTCGATGGCAACGGCGGCCGGATGGAAGGCTACCGCACGCACTATCGCTGGGACGCTGGTCTGACGATCCGCGACTGGCGCTACTTCGTGCGCATCGCCAACGTCGACGTGTCCGACCTGAACACGATCGCCAACACCAAGAACCTGATCAACTGGATGGTTCAGGCTTCTGAGCGTATCCCGAGCTTCGGCAAGGGCCGCACCTGCTGGTACGTCAACCGCACGATCCGCGAGAAGCTGCGTCTGGGCATCCTCGAGCGCGTCAGCTCCAACCTGTCCTGGGAAACCGTGGAAGGCAAGCGCGTGATGACGTTCGACGACATCCCCGTGCGCCGCACCGACGCCCTGGTCAACAACGAGGCCCGCGTGGTCTGACCGCAGCATTGAACAGAAAGGAACCTGAAAATGATCATCGACAAACGCAATGAGTTTGCTGACGCCGTCAGCCTCAACACCGGCGCCGCCGGCACCTACACGATCGGGGATCAGATCGACCTGGGCACCGCTGCTGCGAACATGGGCGCCGAGGACGAGCTGTACCTGGTGATCAACGTCGACACCGGTATCGCCGCCGGTTCGGCCGGCAGCGTGACGTTCCAGCTGGTTTCGGCTGAGGACGCAGCGCTGACGACCAACCCGGTCGTGCACTACCAGACCGCCGCGTTCACCACCGGCACTGGCACGGGCACCGGCACGCTGAAGGCCGGCACTCTGCTGGCCGCAGTGAAGGTGCCGCAGGGCTTTGACTACAAGCGCTATCTCGGCGTGCGCCAGGTCACTGGCACCGCTGCGATCACCGCAGGTAAGGTCAATGCGTTCCTGACGCCTGACATTGCCATGTGGCGCGCCTACGACTCCCCGAGCCAGGCTTGATGGGGAGGAGCTGAGCAATGAAGGTTAAAGCCCTCCAGACCGGCTTCTTCAACGGCTCTCGCGTGCGCGCGGGTCAGGTGTTCGAGGCGCCCGCAGGTGCCAAGGCCTCCTGGTTCGTGCCGCTCGAGGAGTACAAGGCGCCGGCCAAGGCCAAGCCTGCATCTCAGCTCAAGACCTTGTCGGAGCTGGCCAAGGCCCCCGTGGCCGCGGCTACCGACATGGCCTGATAGGCGATGGCAACCCGGCCCAGCGTTACGACCTTCCCGTTCGAGACCAGTCTCGATGTGGCGGTCACGACCTGGTCCGGGTTGCTTGCCGATGACGATGGCGAGCCCGTGCGGCTCGCTGTCTATTCCGACCGATCCATCCAGGTCTCGGGTGTGTTCGGCGGGGCCTCCGTGACGATCGGCGGCTCCAACGATGGCGAGACCTACCACGCCCTGACCGACACGTCAGGCGCACCGCTGACTCTTACCGCGGGCGCTCTCAAGCAGATCGTCGAGCTGCCCGTGTTCATCAAACCGCGCGTCTTTGGCGGTGACGGCTTTACCAATTTGAAGGTCGTACTGTCGGGACGCAAGTCAATCTAAGGGGCACCCGACATGCCAGTCGTTTATTCCACCACCGTCAAAAACACCCGGCTCACGGCCGTGCGCGATGCGATCGACGGCGGCTCGTCGAACGGCACGCTCGAGATCGGCACCACCAGCATGGGCACCGTGCTGGCCGTCATCCCCCTGGCCGACCCGTGCGGATCTGTCTCGTCTGGCGTGCTGACGTTCAGCATGCCCCAGTCGGACACCAACGCCGACGCCAGCGGCACCGCGGCCGAGGCCCGCATCAAGGACAGCAGCGGCACCGTCATCGTGTCCGGTCTGACCGTCGGCACCTCCGGCGCGAACATCAACCTCTCGAGCGTCGGCATCACCGCAGGCGACACCGTAACGCTGAGCAGCGCCACCATCACCCACGGCTGAGGCTGGCGATGGTCAAGATCGACTTTGAGTTTCAGACCGACTACGGCAAGTTTGCTGATGCCCTTCATCTGCCTGATGATCACGGCTTGAGCGAAGAGCAAATTGAGGCAGTGAAAGAGCAACGCCGCGACAACTGGATTGCAATCGTCACTGCCCAGCCTGTTGAAACTCCGCAGGAGTAAACATGGCTGATAGGTATTGGGTTGGGGGCACTGCCAACTGGGACGGCACCGCTGGCACCAAATGGGCAACTACGTCTAATGGTACTGGTGGTGCGTCTGTTCCGACCAGTGCAGATGATGTGTATTTTGACGCGAGTTCAACGGGTACTGTCACTCCTGTTACGGCTCAAGCCGTTTGTAGAACATTAAACACGACAGGGTTCACGGGAACCATGTCAGGCTCTGGAACAATCACCATACATGGTGGTTTGACCATTGGTGCTGGTACAACATGGAGCCATACAGGAGCCATAGACATTCGTGCTTCGTCAGGTTCATTCACTATTACAACTGCTGGCAAAACTTTAGGCCCACCCACGTTTGGTTTTACAGGGACATCAACTGCCACTTGGACACTGGGCGATGCCTTGACATCTTCTGGCGCTATTACTGTAACCTCAGGCACCTTCACCACCAACAACTACAACGTCACCGCAGGTTCTCTGTCGTCCAGCAACAGCAACACCCGCACGATAAATCTGGGTAGCAGTACAGTTACGTTGAGTATTGCAACTCCAATTAACTTTGCCACTTCCACGAATCTGGCATTTAATGCGGGCACGTCTAGCATTGTCTGTTCCGTTGCCGGCCCGACATTTAACGGTGGTGGGCAAACGTTCTACAACGTCAGTTTCACCAGTAACAACTCAAGCGTTACAACGGTTAGTGGCGCAAATACATTTAACAACTGGTCAATCACGGGCCGCACCAACGTTGGTTTAAACCAGATTTCAATTTCCGCCAACCAAACCATCAACGGCACTCTCACGCTTTCCGCAGGTACAAACGCCACGATGCGGACGTTCTTGCGCTCTGACACCATTGGCACAACCCGCACACTGACCTGCGCTGCCGTCGCATCGCTCACTGACATTGATTTCCGCGACATCACCATTGCTGGTGCAGCGGCTCCTGTCAGCGGTACTCGATTGGGTGACTGCAAGGGCAACAGCGGGATTACGTTTGATGCGGCTAAAACGGTGTATTACGCATTAACGGCGGGTGGTTCAAACTGGCAAGGAACTAACTGGTCGCTTACTTCAAATGGCACAGGTGCGGCGGTTAATAACTTTCCTTTGGCACAAGATACCGCAGTTTTCCCTGCACTTTACCCAACATCTGGAACAATAACAATTGGTATTGCTTACAACATCGGCACGATTGATATGTCTGCCCGTACCAGCAACACAATGACGCTGGCAACGAGTACGTCAACACCAACGATTTATGGCAACTGGATCAACGGTACTGGCACCACCCTGACGGGCACTGGAACGCTGACGTTTGCAGGGCGTGGTAGTCAGACTATTACGAGTGCTGGGAAGACGTTTACGCAGCAATTAAGTGTCAATAGCCCTTCAGGGTCTGTTACGCTGCAAGACGCTTTCGTATCAAACAACACCGCAAATACTTGCCAAATAACTGTTGGAACTTTTGATGCCAACGGTTATAACTTTACTAATTCAAGTTCTGTATTAAGTAACAGTAGTTCTTCGAAAACCATTGCAATAGGCTCAGGAACATGGACTCTTTCTGCTGTTTCAGCATGGACAGCAGGAACTCCAGCCAACACTACCGTTACAGGCACAGGCACGATCAGCCTGACAAGCGCATCCGCCAAGACATTTGCTGGCGGTGGCATCCAGACCTACCCAACGCTGAACCAAGGTGGCACCGGCACACTGACGGTCACGGGCTCCAACAAGTTTGCCAACATCACAAACACAGCCATTGGCCGTATTCAATTTACCGGCGGCACGACCAACGAGTTCACTAGCTTCAGCATCGCCGGAACTGCTGGCAACCTCTTGCAGCTTGGTAGCACCAACACCACGCAGGCGATCCTCAAGAAGCCAGGTTCCTGGACGCTCACCAACTCAACCGACGCGGGCAACAACACCGGGTTGACCTTCGTCTGATGCCATGAACTACCTAAGCGTCAGTTACATCAACGGCCAGGTCGTTTCGACAGGAGCGATCACTGGCACGCTTGCCGCGACCGAGACGCAGGACACCGCGTCGTTTGCTGGCGACGTTGCGCACGTCGGTTCACTGGCCGCGACTGAGGCGCAAGACACTGCATCGTTTGTCGGCAGCCTGGCCCACGTCGGCTCACTGTCTGCAACCGAGCAGACCGACACTTTCGCAGCCGCGGGCTTTGTCACTCACGTCGGCACCCTAGCCGCTACCGAAGAGCCCGACACGTTCGACGCCGACGCATTCATCGCGCACGTCGGCACCCTGGCGGCGCTCGAAGAGCCCGACATCGTCTACGCCGACGGCTTTCGTGCGTCGGTCGGCACACTCGCCGCGACCGAGCCCTCCGACACCGTATACGC